GGCGGAGAACAACCTGCTGAAGGCCTATTGGATAATATTTCAATTGAATCAACACAAGAAGAAGCTGCAGCACCGCAAGAAATTAGTCATATTAAGAAAGAGGAAGACGACACTCCATTAGAGCGACCAGATTGGTGGCCAGAAAACTTTTGGAAGAAAGATGAATCAGCTCCAGACATGGAGGCAATGGCTAAGTCATGGACAGATTTGCGCAAGCAAATTAGTCAAGGCAAACACAAAGCACCAGAAAATGGCAACTATGACTTATCAGCATTTTCTAGCACACCGGAAGATGACCCTGTACGCGGTCATGTTACAGACTGGGCTAAAGAGTATGGCGTAAGTCAAGCTGCATTAGACGCTTTGGTTGGCCCTATTGTTGAAATGACTGGCGAACAACAACAGCAGGTACAGTTTGATGCTGCTGCTGAGAAAAAAGCACTAGGCCCTAATGCCGATAGTATTATTAAAGGCATGACAGACTGGGGTGCAGGATTAGTTAATAAAGGCATTTGGGGTAAAGATGACTTTGAGGAATTTAAAATCATGGGCGGAACTGCAAACGGCATCAAAGCATTGATGAAATTGCGTGAAACTTACGAAGGTCGTATTCCTACTCAGTCAGCTCCGATTGATGGCGCACCATCTAAGACAGAACTTAATGCAATGGTAGCAGATCCTAAGTATCAATCAGATCCAGCTTACCGTCAGAAGGTAGAACGACTGTTTAACCAAGTGTACGGAGATTAACAAAGAGGCCCTTAACTGGGCCTTTTTAGTATTTAAGCAAATTGTTGTTGCACAATATTAGATTTTATGATATAAACACGGTGTGGCATATCACATTTGTGACCCGCAATGCAAGAGAACTTGACGATTGGCTAACGTAATTAGCAAGCAATGGCCCGCTTCGCGGCATACCACAGCACAAAAAACTTTATATTAAATCGTTATAGGAGATACAAAAATGAGTATTGCATTGTCAAACGCATTTGTAACCCTCTTTGACGCAGAAGTTAAGCAAGCATACCAAGGTAAGGCTCAATTGGTAGGTGCTGTACGTCAGCGTCGTGGAGTAGAAGGTTCAACAGTTAAATTCCCAAAAGTTGGTCGTGGCGTTGCTACACCTCGTATTGGTCAAACAGATGTTACACCGTTAAACGTAGGTTTTTCAAACGTAACATTATCACTAGAAGACTGGATTGCTGCTGAATACAGCGACATCTTTAGTCAACAAAAAGTAAACTTTGACGAGCGTTCAGAGTTGGTTCAAGTTTTAGGTAATGCTATTGGCCGTCGTCAAGACCAATTAGTTCTTGCTGCACTAGCTGCATCAGGTACATCACTAGCTGTTGGCAACGACGTTGGTGGTACTGATACAAACATGAACGTAGCTAAACTACGCCAAGCTAAAGGTTTGATGGATAAGAATAACGTTCCTCCAATGGATCGTCATATCATCATCCACTCAAATGGCTTACAATCTTTATTAGCTGAAACTGCTGTAACATCTTCTGACTTTAACACAGTTAAAGCATTAGTAAACGGCGAGCTAAACACATTCTTAGGTTTCCAATTCCATGTAATTGGTGATCGTGATGAAGGTGGTTTAGCAATTGACGGTTCATTAGACCGTACATGTTTCGCTTTCCATAAAGACGCTATCGGCTACGGCGAAGGTATTGCACCTAAAACAGAAATCAACTATGTACCAGAAAAAACATCATTCTTGGTATCATCTATGTTTTCTGCTGGTGCAACTGCAATTGACGCAGAAGGTATCGTGTCTATTGTTGCTCGTGAATCTTAAGAGGAGAATAGATAATGGCTTATTCATCAACTGGTTTTTCAACCGTAGCGGCATCTAAAGCAGGTAACTCACCAGCTATTTATGCTTACAAAACAACTGACGCAATTGCAGATGTCAACACAAGTGGTTACTTCAACACATTGTCTGGCTCACTAAGCGTTGGTGATTTAATTTACTGTGTAACATCAACAGGTACTACTGCTGTTGCTACTTTAACTTACGTTGTTTCTAACGCTTCTGGCGTAGTTGACGTAACTGATGGTACAACACTAGCTAATACTGATAGTGACTAAGTAATGTTGTAATCTAGCTACCCTGCATAAAGTGGGGTAGCTATTCTAATATGTAAAGGTTAATATGGCAGGTGGTAACTCAGCTCTATCAATTTGCTCTGACGCATTATTGATGCTCGGTGCTAAACCAATTTCATCTTTTACAGAGGGTACTGACGAAGCATCTGTCTGTGACCGGCTATACCCAGATATTCGTGACCAAGCTCTTATGGTTTATCCATGGAGTTTTTCTTTTAAGAAGACTCAGCTTGCAAGATTGGTGACAATACCAACAAACGAATACAAATACGAATACCAAATGCCAGCGGATAGACTTGGTTCGCCAAGAGCTGTTTATAACTCGGCAGGTACTCGTGACATTCCTATTACTGCATATCGTATAATGGGTTCTAAATTACTAACCAACGAAGAGCTTATCTACGTTGATTACCAATACTCTGTACCTGAATCAGAAATGCCTGTATGGTTTATTCAGTTACTAAAATATTTAACAGCAGCGCACATTGCATATCCAATTACTGATCAGTTAGACAAGGCTGATTATTGGAGAGTTACAGCAGTAGGTACACCAGGTGAAAATAACCGTGGTGGCTATATGCGTACAGCAATGAACATTGACGGAATGAATCAACCTGTAAATAGCATTAAAGACTTTTCACTCACTCTTGTAAGGAACTAGATGGCTCGCTTTGTCACAGTACAGACAAACTTTACTGGTGGGGAATTAGACCCATTACTACGCGCGCGTGTTGATTTAGCTACTTATAAAAATGCTTTAGAGAAAGCTACTAATGTAGTCTGCCAACCACAAGGCGGAATTACTCGTAGATCAGGTACTCGTTACTTAATGTCGTTGCCAAATTCTGGTGCTGAATCTGCCGCAAACGGATCAAGATTAGTATCATTTGAGTTTTCTACTGACGACAGTTATATGTTGTGCTTTACACATAACCGTATGCACGTCTTTAAAAATGGTGCTTTGGTTACAAACATTAATGGAAGTGGTAACGACTATCTTGCATTAACATTGCCATCAACATCTTTAAACGAAATGTGCTGGACACAATCTGCTGATACATTAATTGTTGTGCATGAAGATATTGCGCCTATTAAGATTGTTCGTGGAGCGTCTGATTCAACATGGACAGCAAGTACATTAGCATTTGATAGTGTGCCTAAGTATGCGTTTACTGTAACAATTACTAATCCAGCAGCAAACATTACTCCAAGTGCTGTATCAGGCAAGGTGACAATTAACGCATCTGCTGGTGTGTTTAACTCAGGTCATGTTGGTCAGTACATTAATGCTTCGCCACAAGGCCGTGCAAAGATTATTGAATACAAAAGCACAACACAAGTAAACGTAGTAACAGAGTTCCCGTTTTTTAGTACATCAGCTATTGCTAGTGGAAGCTGGAGTTTAGAAACTGGTTATGAGGATGTGTGGTCTGTCACTAGAGGTTACCCAAGGACAGTAACATTCCATCAAGGCCGTCTATATTTTGGTGGTAGTAAATCAAGACCATCTACTATTTGGGGTTCTAAAGTAGGACTGTTCTTTGACTTTGAAGGAACCGAAGGTTTTGATGATGACGCAGTAGAAGCAACGTTAGATACTAACACTTACAATGCTATTACTGACATGATCTCCACAAAAGATTTGCAAGTGTTTACAACTGGTGGTGAGTTCTTTGTACCGCAACAAGGTCTTGAACCTATTACTCCATCTGCATTTTTCTTAGCTACTGCTGGTAGAAATGGTAGTAAGCCTGGCGTTAGGGTTCAACAGTTAGAATCTGGCGTTATGTTTATTCACCGCCAAGGTAAGATGTTGAATGAGGTTGCATACAACGATACTGCATTAACATATTTGACAAGTAAGATTTCATTGCTTGCTGGCCACTTGCTTAAAGATCCAAAGCGTATTGCATTAAGACGTGGTATTAACACAGACGAGAACGATTTGCTATTTATTGTTAATGAGCTTGATGGCACTATGGCCGCTTTCTCATTGATTCGCTCACAGAATGTTATTGCTCCGTCAGAGTTTATTACAGTTGATGGTGAGTTTGATGAGGTGGGTATTGACATTGATGACATCTATGCAGTTGTTAAGCGCACTATTGAAGGTACTGACCAATACTATATAGAGAAATTTGAAAAAGGATTGTTAACAGACTGTGCAACAACAGGCGGCGCTGTATCATCTATATCAACTCCACAAGTCGCAGGAGAGTCCGTAAATCTTTTACTTGATGGATTGGTTCAAGCAAATGAGATCGTGGCTTCTGGAGGCTCTGTAAGCATCCCTAGGCCATCTACAACAAGTTATGAGGTTGGATTACCAATTAGCGTTGAAGCTAGAACAATGCCTGTTGAGGTTGACATAAGAGCTGGTACTCGTATTGGCTTTAAGAAACGTATTGTTGAAGTTAACGCTATGGTCATAGATACTCAGCACATGGAGATTAATGGTAAACTTGTACCATTTAGAACGTTTGACACAGCTGGCATGTTAGATTCAGTTATTCCAGATTTCACAGGAACTAAAGTTGTTCATGGTATTTTAGGTTACAGCAATGATGCTAGAATTACTATTACACAATCCTATCCATTAAAGTTTACTTTACTTGGTATGGAATATAAAATAGCGGTAAATCAAGGAACTTAATATGCAATATGTAGCAATAGCAAGTACAGTAATGTCAGCAGTTGGAGCTATAGACCAAGGAAAAGCTCAAGCTGATATGTACAAAACTCAAGCTAAACAAGCTGAGTTAAAAGCTTCTCAAGATGCTTTGGCTGCTGAAAGAGCTGCAAATAAAGCATTTGAACAATTGTTAATGGTTAATGCTAATGCTAATGCAAGAGCTTTTGCTGGTGGAGTTCAGGGGCTAGATGGATCTGCAAAATTAATTCAAATAGTTAATACAAGAAAAGCTGGAGAAGATATAAAAGATTTTCAACAAAATGCTGATTCAGCAATTAAATTTGGTCAATCGCAATCTCAAATTTTTAAAGCTGCTGGATCTGCTGCGCGCACATCTTCTTACTATGATGCAATTACTGCAATAGGACAAGGAGCTTATATGTATAGTCAAGCATCAAAACTTGAAACACCTAGAACTCCAGCTCCTGTTGAAGATAAATCTTTTTACGCCTAGGAACAAATAAATAATGGCTGAATTACCTAAGTATCAACCAATATCAAGGGGTCTTGTTAGCACACCTCAGCTTGACTTTGCGTCAACAAGAGAGGCTTATAGAGCTACTCAGTCTATGCAACAAGGCCTTGATAAAATATCTAAATTTGCTTTTGAAAAAGTAGCAGAAACTTCTGTTAAAGAAGCTGCACAATATACTATTGACAATCCGCCAACGCCAGAACAAATTGAATTAGCTAAGGCTGGCGAAATTACAATGGAAGATTTAATTCCAAAAGGTGGAGCTGCAGCACAACAAACTGTTAGAAAATTAATGGCTTCGCAATTAAGAAATACATTGCAAGTTGATCTTGAAACAGGATATTTAAATAATTTGGAAGAAGTTAAATCTGGAAATATTACAGATGATGTAACTTTAAAATCCAAATTAAATGCTCCTATACAAGGAATGCTAAAAGTATTAAATGGCATTGATCCAGAAGAAGCTTTAAAATTTCAAGCTTATGCAGCAAACAGTGGATTTAATATTACTGTGGCTGCTAATAAAGAATTTGATAATCAATTTAGAAAAATTAATGATCAAGTTTCAGAACAAAGTGTTTTAAATGCAAGCAAAATTGCAGATGAAGTAATTCCAAATTATGGGTTAAGTAACTTAAAAGTTATACAAGACACAGTTAGTCTTTTAGATAGCAATGTTGAAAAGTCAATTCAACAAGGAACTGTTGAAAATGCAAAGCTTCAAGCATCTGTTTGGAGTAATAAAAAAGCAGCGTTATTTACAACAGTAATATCAAACGGCATTGATGATGTTGTAAGATTAAGCGCATCAGGAAATCCTCAGGCTGAAGACGCTTTATTTGTTACATTAGGTCAATTTGATGAAGCTGCATCTATTTTTAATATTAACCCAACTGCTGTAGAAAAATTAAAAAATGAAACTATTGAAAAGTTTCATTCAGCTAGAATTAAACAAGAATACAATGCCGCTGAAAATAAAGTTGATTTTTTAAATAAATTTAATGCTGATGCAAAATCTGGTCCAGTTGGAAATTTGTTTAACAAGGATGGCATCCCATCTCAAAAAGAAAGATTGACTAGAGGAATTTCTTTTGATGAAGTAGAAAGATTGCAATCAGCATTTGCTGCAGATATTAATAAAATTAATTCTGAAAACAAAACAAGACAAAATCTTTTAAATGATAGAGTTTCAGAGTTAAAAGGAGTTCTTACAGACGGCTCAACAGTAACAGAAAAAGATATGTTGGAATTAGTGCAACTTGCTGATGATTTGGGAGTTGAGCCTGGTAGTAAACTTGCAAAATCTATTCAAGAATTATTTGTTGTAAACAGTGATACTAAATTATTTTTAACATTAAATTCTGATGAGT